CAGAAGCGCCCCTCGGCTCCATGCATAGGAGTCGAGGGGCGCTTGTGTTTAGAATCTGCCGGTGTTGAGGCGGCTTTGGAGTGCTCGGGCGGTGCCGGGTCCGAACCATGAGTCCTGCGCGACGCCGAGGTGTTTCTGCAGGGCACGGATGGTGGCGGGGCCGAGAAGTCCGTCGGCGGTGAGGCTGAGCTTGCGTTGGACGGCGCGGATGAGGTTGGATCCGCCGCCACCGTAGCGCACGCACGAGTCCACGAGCGCGGGTCGGCCCCATGTCCGGCCGTCCGGCCTGTACTGGCCGCTGATGATGCCGTCCACGCTGGTGCCCATGACCTGCTGCCAGCGGCGGATGGTGGCCGGCCCGCAGGAGCCGTCTACCGTGAGCCGGCCCGTGCCGCCGCTGGATGCGGTGCCGCCGCCGGACGACGTGGCGCTGCCACTGTAGGCGGGGCGCAGGATGGCGGCGATGGTGTTCCATGCGCGGGTGCGGCGTGCTACGCGCCCGTTGTTGGTGTTGCCCTCGATGGTCTGGATGTACGAGCCGTGGTTGGCTTCCACGAAGCCGATGTGGTCCACCACGCCGCCGTCCCAGTTGAATATCACGATGTCGCCGGGTTTGGCGCTGCGCGTGCTGACCGCGCGGGAGCGTCCCGCGCTGAGCACGTATGGCACGTAGGCGGCGGGCAGTCCCGGGAACGCTTGGCCGGCACGGCTCATGACCCAGCTGACGAACATCGCGCAGAACGGGACGCCCGACGCGCCATAGTATGAGCCGTGGGATTGGGCGTACCAGCGCCCGTACTTCGTGCCCGGCTGCGGGTCGGTCCAACGGGAATAGCCGATTTCGCCCGCCGCGATGCGCAGGACTTCACTCGCCGTCGCCATAGGACACCTCCTCGATGGGTGCCACGTCAGCGGTCGCGTCGGCTCCCCTGGAGTCGGACACCGCGTAGGCCGCCTGAGCTGTCCCGGTCGTGGCGTCGGTGTCGGTGGCGATGATGTTGGCTTTGATCGCGTTGGTGAGCTGCTGTCCCTGCACGGCGGCACCGGTCAGGTTGTTGTTGCGCCACCACGCGTACACGGATGCGATGACGGCGATGACGCCGGTGATCGCCGTGCTCACCTGATCGGTGGTGAACGGGAGCTGGCTGATGCCGGCGATGCTCAGGCCGGTCTGCGCGACGCTGAATAATTGGACGATGAGCAGGATGATCGCCTTGGTGCGTTCCACGGTCAGGCCGGGAATCGCCGGGCCGGTGGCCTTGTGGTCGGCCACGCCGGTGGTGTTTGCCATAATGGTTCTCCTTACAAAAGAAGCCCCACGGGTGTGGGACTTAGGTCAGTCGGTTTTATAGAGGCGGACGCTCAGATGGGCGTCCGCGTAGGTGACGCCGAACATCGTGGCCGGCATCGGAAGCCACCGTCACAGGTGCTCCCGCACGGTGACGGGCGCATCAACCTACTGGGTGCCAGCCCGGATGGTCAATGTGGCCGTGCCGGGCTTGACGCCGTTGATGGTGATGCTCATGATGGCTTTCCTCCCAGCCGGGGCGCAATGGGCGCATTCTGGATATCGTTGTTGACCTGGGTGCCGTGGCCGTTGCCGCCCAATCCGTGATAGGCGTCGTAGACACGTTGGGCGCGGAGTTTGAAGTCATTGTCGGCGACGCCGTGGTGGTCGTGCACCATCGTGTCCTGTTGCTGTTCGAGCTTGCACAGCAGAAGCGTGCGCAGCGCCTCGTCTACGAGTTTTTCGTGTTCGCAGCCGCGCCTCATGTCGGCCATCAGCTGCTCATGCTCCGACCTTCGGGTCTCCTCGTCGGCGATCTGCGAGCGCAGGTTTTTGAGTTGGTGCCAGAGGCCGGCGGCTATGGCGCTGATGGCGGCGATGAGGAGGCCGGCGACGACGCTGGTGATGATGTCGTCAGCCATGTGGCTCCTCTCTGATGGGATGTCGCATTGGCGATCCTCTCTGTGTGTGGTGGTGGAATCCCACGGTGCGGTCGAGCCGGTCGAGGCGTTTGGGGGCCATCCGACGGCCGCGCCCCGCCGGAGGAGACGAGCGCGAAGTGCCGGCGTTGCGCGGCCCTATCCTGTCGTCAGACCCTGAACATGCAGGACGCCCACGCGCATGCCGCGCAGATCGCGGTCACGGTAAGGCTCCCGGTGACGCTGATGATGATGGCGTTCATGCTCGGGCCTCGGTGAGGATGAGGGTGGCGGCGTCCAAGCCGGATACCGCGCGCACGCCGTCCCAGCGCCCGGCCCCTCCGTACGAGAACCGCATCTGTTCGCCGTCGGTGGAGAGGAGGGTGATGCCGTCCGTGTCGAACGGGTTGGCCGCCAGCGCGGTCAGGCTCGAGGAGCCGGCCGGCCGGAGACGGGCATAGAAGTATGGCAGTCGTGTCGTGCCGTCCGTCTGCATGGCAAACGAGTTGAAGCAGCACAGCCATGTCCTGTCGGAGACGCGGACCGCGTATCCCTGCGCCGCGTTCCCGTATCCGACGAGCTCCCTGTACTCCACCGGGCCTGTCTGCGCGACGGCGGTGATGGTGCCGTCCGCGGCGGCGGTGATGGTCTTGCCGTCGGGCTTGACGCCGCCGATCGCGCCCGCCGTCGCCGCGGGCAGGTCAAGGTTGAGGGTGCCGTCCCCGGCGACCTGGATGCCTTTGCCCCCTCCCCTGACGATGCCGAGCGCGTCCTGCGTGGCCTTCTTCAGGCCGATGGACGTGTTCTCGGTGCCGTAGAACTCGATGCCGTCGGGCATGGCGTCGGCACCGAGTTTGAACGACAGGCCGAGTTTCTCGCCGTCGCGCACGACGACGGGGAACGTGCGGGCGCCCGTGTAGTCGACCTTGCTGACCTTGACGCCGCCGAGGGTCGTGTCGCTCGCGACGGGCAGCTCGTACTGGGCCGCGGCGGCGTCGAGCGTGCCGTCGGCGCGCACGCTCAGGTTGTCGCCGGGCTTGACGACGCCGGCGACGGTGGCGGTGGCGACCTGCCCGGCATCCCCGGGATCGCCCTTGTCGCCCTTCTCTCCCCGCGGCAGGCCGAACGCGAGCGTGGCGTCGCCGGCCGCGTCCCGGGTGGCGGTGACGGTGGCGTCCTCGCCGGTGTCGAGGGTGCGGGCCGTCACGCCGGCGATCCGGCTGCCGCGGGGGATGTCGAGGATGAGGCTCATGTCGCCTGCGCCGTCGGTGGACATGCTGGCGGACGCCTCCCGTGAGGGATTGACGGTGTTCGCGCCCACGCCGATGATCCTGCTGCCGCGGGGCACGCCGACCATCAGCGTGTAGTCGCCCTTGCTTCCGGCCTGCAGCATGCTCGCGGTGGCGGGCTTGTTGGGGTCGAGCGTGGTGGCGCCGGCGCTGGTGACGCCCGCGCCGCGCGGGATGGACAAGTCAAGGATGCGCTGCAGGCCGCTGCCGCGCAGCGAGGACGTGGCCGGCTGGTTCGGATCGAGGGTGGTGGTGTTGCCGCCGGTGATGCGCGCGTCCGCGATGACCTGGTTGACGGCCGCGACCGCGTTGTTCGCGCTGGTGATGGCGTTGTTGACGCGGATGATGGCGGCGTCGCCGTCCGCGATGAGCTGTTCGAGGCGGGTGAGGCTGTCCTGCCCCTGGGTGCTTTCGGCGTCCCATACGGCGCGTTCGACGACGCCCTTGAAGTTGCGGGAGCAGATCTTGGCGCCGTCCGCGGTGGTGACCTCCACGCCCAGGGCGATGACGCCGGGCTTGGCGATCGCCCGCCTGGGCAGCGTCGCCCGGTATGTGGCGGTCGCCTCGCCGCTCACCGGGCTCATGGGCACGCGGTCGCCGACCTCGACGCCCGGCGCGGTGTTGTAGGCGAGCGCCACGCTTGTGATGCCGGTCGTGGAGGTGATTGGCTGGCCGTTGTCGGTGATGGCGACGGTGATGGTGCGTCCGTCCCTGTCGCCGGCGTTCAGCCTGATGTCGGCGATCCAGCTGTTGGAGAAGTCGAGGCTGATGGGCGTCTCGGTGACGCCGCGGAATCCGTCGAGGGTCATTTCCCTGTTCCTTTCGTGAGGTCGTTGAGGCGGGCGATGGCGTCGCGCAGGCGCCGGCGCGCGTCGTCTCCGGAGGTGTCCGCGGCGGCGTCATTGGCCGCAGCGAGCGCCGTCTGTGCCGGCTGGGGGTCGAGGATGTCGGCGACGGCGTCGAGCGCGTCCGTGATGAGCGTGACGCGGCTGGCCACGTAGTCGGGTGTGGCGACGGTGTACGAGGCTGGTTCGGGTTCGGTGACGTCGCTGGCGTCGACGCGCAGTCGGGTGCCGTCGTCGAGTTCGGCGATGAAGATGATGCCCCGGTCCTGCGCGGCCTTGAGCGCGGCGGGCTCGTAGCCGGCGAGGATGCCCTCGCTGTTGCCGATGGGGTCGTGCGCCCAGTATCTGGTGATCCTTGGCATGGGTGTCCTTTCAGTTGATGCAGAATCCGTTGATGTACTCGGTCGTTGATTGGTACCAGGTGATGGTGCCGTCCGAGGAGGATGTGATTTTGGAGATGTAGCTGTGTTTGCCGTTGTAGGCATGTGTGGTGGTGACGTGGGTGTCGGTGGTCTTGGCGACGGACAGGATGGGCGTGCTGATGCGCAGGCATCCGCCCTGCAGCTGGAGCCCGTAGTAGACCTTCGACGGGTTGGACACCTCGTACATGCCGCCCGAGTAGTCGATGTAGCCGACCTTCTTGCCCTTGCGGTAGCCGGCGAGCTGTCCGATGCTGTTGAGCTCGATGCCGTACCAGTCCTTGCTGCCGCACGCGAAGGTTCCTTCGGCGGTGATGCTGGTGGCGGTCATGCCGCGGGTGGTGAATGCTCCGGTGTCGAGGTTCCATTGGTTGCGGCCGGCGGCATCGGAGAGCCTGCCTGTGTATATGGCGTTGGCGTAGATGCCGTTGCCGTCGGCGAGCGCGCGGAAGTCCCAGTCTCCGTTTGCCTTCTTGCTGTTGGCGATGCGCCAGTATCCGCCTCCGATGTGGATGCATTGGGTGGGGTTCTGGTCTTCGGGCTTGTCGTACACGTAGATGCCTTGGCCGGGTTTGAGGTATGTGTAGCCGCCGGTCGTGTTCATGATCTGGTTGATGCGGTTGATGAGGTCGGTGATGTATGGTTTGGTGCCGGTGGCGGCGTCGTTCCATGCGCCGGAGTTGGAGATGAGCTGGTCGAGTTGCCGGCGCCATGCGTCGTCCTGGCGGGTGATGCCTGTGGTGATGTTGCCGAGGGTGATGGTGGTGGCGGCCTGGTCGCCGGTGAGGTCCTGTTCGATCTGCAGGATGCGTCCTTCGAGGCGCAGGGGCGTGGGGAAGCTGGTGTCGATGATGTGGACGGTGTCGCCGATGTCGGTGCCTTCGGCGTTGACGCCGGCGGCGGCGAGGCTGGTGACGTCGCATTCGTATGAGACGACCGGCTGGCTGCGTGTCTTGAGCGCTTCCTTGGTGAGCGTCAGGAGTTGTTTGGGGTCTTCGCAGTCGGGGAATTCCGCGTCTGCCTCGCTGTGGATGCGGGTTCCGTCGGGGCCGGGGATGCCCCATATGGCGAGTGCCGTGGCGTCTTCGACGTAGGCCTTGCCGTCGTTGATGTCGGCGAAGCTGATCTTGCGGCTGTACCCGCCGGTCTCTTCCCCATCGTCGTCGGTCGTGGCGACGCCTTTGCCCCATCCGTAGAGGCGTGTGGCGACCTGGGTGGCGTCGATGGTGCGGCGGATCGAGGCGAGGTCCTTGCCGTAGGGGAAGCGTTTGGTGGGGGTGGCCGCGCCGCGCCGGCTGACGAGGCTGAGGGTGCGGGTCGCGATGCGCGTGCCCGTCGCGTCGGGCTGGTAGGTGGTGACGGCCTCGAGTCCGAACGTGGCGCAGATGTCCTGGATTGCGGAGAGCGCGTTGGTGTGGTAGAACGCGAGGTCGGCCTCGGTGGTTTTGGTGCCGTCGTGCACGGTGCCGAGAATCCATCGTGTGCCGGCGAGCGCTTTTTTCGCGCATGCGGAGGCGGTGGCCGTCCGGTTGCGTTTGTCCTCGATATACGTGGAGGCGAGTTCCTGGATGGCGTCGACGCAATGCGCGGTGGACAGGGGGAGCCGGTCGGAACGTGACGTATCGATGCTGTTGACCAGCCATTCTCGCCACAGGCCCATGTGGTCGCGCCATGCCACTCGGTCGCCTTTTTCGAGGTCGAGGTCGCTGAGCAGGTCGAGGTTGTCGGTGCCGTCGACGTTCTGCGTGCGCCGGGCGGCGAGGACGGTCATGGGGGCGGGTTTCGGGTTGCCCCACCGGTCGAAGACGTGGAACATGTCAGATCATCCATTCGGGTTCGTGCTCGCAGCTGCCGGCGGCGCCGGACAGGGTGAGCGTGTTCATGCCCGGCAGCAGGGCGAAGTAGTCGGTGTCGAGGCTGACCGGGGCGAGGGTGCCGTTGGCGCGCGTCGTCTGCGCCTTGCAGTCGACCAGCACGCTCGTTCCGGCCGGCAGCGTGGCGGCCGGCCTGATGCCGATGGTGTGGCCGCGCCCGTCCTTGATCGACAGGGCCGAGACGGCGCGGGAGGTCGTGAGCGTCAGGACGGGCCATGCCGGCCGGTTGCCGGTGACGCGCAGGAGGTTGGCGCCTTCCCTGAGCGTGTGACGCTGGGCGCGGCCCATGATGTGCGGGTATGCGTCCATCATGATCGTGGTGGCGCAGTCCACGCGGCATGGTCCGAGCATGCGTTCGTCCCAGTCCTTGATCGTGACGCGGCCCCGCCACTGCCCCGGCAGCTCCCGGTAGGACAGCGTCGAGCTGCGGCCGACGAGCGCGCCGAGGCGGCGTCGCGCGTCCATCATCTCGTCGTCCTCGCCGACGGTCACCACGCCGAGCGCGATCCTTCGCAGCCCGGGGTACGCGCAGCCGAGCGGGTCGTCGAGGGTCACGTCGTGGCTTCCGGCCATGCCGGGCGCGCTCTGGTATGCGACGGCCAGGTCGGGGGCCTCGATAGCGAGGACGCCGTCCGTGGCGGACAGCCCGTACCAGTCGAGCGGCCTGCCGTCGAGGAGGATGTGCATGAGCGGGTCGGCGGGCATGCGTTGGAAGACGCTCACAGTCCCATTCCTTTCCTTCGTCCGAGTTCCCTGTCCATCGCGGGGGCGAGCCGCGCCGCGACGGTGCGGTCGTCGAACACGAGGGTGACCGAGGTGCGTTCCAGCGCGTCCATCACGCCCTGGGAGATGTCCGCCACCGAGGGCCCCGGCTGTTCCGAGCCGGGCGTGAACATCTCCCTCGGAAGCTGGCGGCGGTTCATGGCCGCATACGTGTCGGCACCGTAATATCGGACGCTTTTGTCGTTGCTGACGAACTCGCCGCTGCGCAGCCTCGCGTTGGCGAGCGTGATGTTGTCCGCCTGCGCTGACAGGGGCGGAGTGCCGGGCAGCAGGCCCTCCACGACGCCGCCCGACGCGTAGCCGCGCATCGCGAAGCCGTTGCCGGCGTAGTAGCCGCCCGTGTAGGAGATGGGACGGCCGATCATCGAGCCCTTCGTGCTGCGGATCGTCGTCTCGTTCGTGATCACGTTCGTGCGGATGGTGACGGTCTTGGACTGCAGCAGCTCGATGCCTTCCCGGATGGTGTGGATCGCGTTCGATGCGAGGTCGTTGACCCTCACGGTCGTGGATTTCTCCGCTGGTATGAGGCGCATGCTGCCGACCATGTTGTCGACCTTGAGCTTGACGTCGCTGGTGCTCAATCCGAGCCGGTCGAAGGCGGCTTGCAGGTCACCGGTCTGTCCGCTTGCGATGCCCGATTGGACGATGAGGTCCCTGAGCTTGTCGGTGTTCAGCCCGTACGCGTCGGCCGACGCCTCGGCCTCCTCCTTGCTCATGCCCATCTGCTGGGCGAGCTGGACGTACTGGTCGCGGGCCCTCTGGACGATGGGCGTGACCTGTTCCAGTCCCTCGCCGTTCTTCGCGTGGGCGAGCATGGCCTTCTGCGCGGCCTCGGCCACGTCGTTCAGGGCGCTCGTGTTGTCGCGGCCCTTTTCGGTGTTGATGTCGAGCGTCCTGCCGTTCTCCCTGACCGCTTCGGATGCCTTGTCGAAGCTGGATTCCAGCGCGATAGACGCGTTGGACGCGTCCAGCGCGAAACCGTAGTAGGTGTTGAGCGCGTCGATGACCTCGCCCAGCGCGGCGCCCGTCTCGTTGACCGCGTCCTTGGTCGCGCCGAAGCTCTCCTGCAGGATCGTGTCGGAGTCCGCGGCCTTGGCGGATGCGTCGGCGGTCCCGGCCAGCGCGTCGTTGCCGGTTATGAGGGCCGCGGTCCTGCCCATGCTGGCCTCGGTCGCCTCCTTCTCCGCCTCGGCCGCGTCCTTGGTCGCCTGCTTGAAGATTTCCTGCTGTTCGGCGAGCGCCCCGTAGGCGGCGCTTGACGGGTTGTTCCACCATTGGTCGATGAGGTTGAGGCTGGCCGCGTATTCGTCGGCCTGGGCGTGGACCTGTTCGATGGCGTCCTTGTCGCCTTGGATGGCTTTGATGTAGGTCTGGTGGCTGATGCCCATGCGGTCGATGGCTTCGGCGATGTCGTCGTATCCGCTGGCCCATCGGCTGAAGAAGTCGTCGGTGTATCGGCTGGATGAGCTGTCGGAGAGTGCCTTGCCGAAGTATTCGGCGGCGCTTTGTCCGCTGTCCAGCGCCCGGGTGAGGGCTTCCACCCGTTCCTTGGCCGCCGCCTGGGATTGGATGAACGAGCCGACTGCGAGTGTCGCGGCGGTCATGGCGATGCCCCATGGGCCGCCGAGGAGGCTGACGACGCCTCCTCCGATGCTTTTCAGGCCGCTCATGGCGGCGGTCGACGCTCCGATCACCGGCGTGCCCGAGCGGAGGCTGGAGAACGTGGTGGAACACACGTTACCGAGCGCGGAGAAGCCGTCGCGCAGTTGCGGCAGTGCCACCGACAGTCTCTGACCGGGGTCGATGACGAGTCCGAGTCCCTGCGCGAGTTTGCTCGTGCTGGCGTTCAGCGGGGCGAGGGCCTTGTGCAGCGCAACGCCGCCGCCGGCGAGCGCCGTGGCGAGGACGATGGTCTGTTGGACGGGGGCGGGCAGTTGCCCGAATCCGTCCACGAGCATGTCGATGGTCTGGACGAGCTTGCGCAGGGGCCCCTGCCCGCCTTCGCCGAGCTTGATCATCATGCTCTCGAAGCTGCCGCTGAGGTTTTCCAAGTCTCCGCGCAGGTTGTCGTTCTTGGCGGCGGCCTGCTGGGCGGCGTACCCGGAATCGGAGACCTTCTTGGTCCATTCGGCGATGCCGTCGGCGCCTTCGTTGTAGAGCACGTTGGCGGCGCGGATCGCGTCGGAGCCGAAGATGGTGGCGAGCGCCTGGTTGCGTTGTTCCTGTGTGAGTCCGCTCATCTGGGTCTGGAGCTGGCCGGCCAGGGCTTTGAGGCCGATGAAGTTGCCTTGGGCGTCGTAGGCGCTGATGCCGAGCTCGTCCATGAGGTTCTGCGCTTTTTTGGTGGGGTTGGCGAGCGCGAGGAGCATGCTTTTGAGGCTGGTGCCGGCGTCGGATCCGGTCATGCCGGCGTTGGCGAAGCTGGTGAGGGTGCCGACGGTCTCTTCCATGCTGATGCCGAAGCTGTTGGCGACCATGCCTGACTGTTGGAGGGCGTAGCCGAGGTCTCGGGCGGAGCCTTGCGCCTTGCCGGCTCCGGCGGCGAGGGCGTCGGCGATGCGGGTGGCGTCGGCTCCGGTGAGGTTGAACTGGGCCATGGCGGAGCTCATGAGTTCGGCGGCTTCGGCGACTTCCATGCCGTCGGACGCGGCGAGGTCGAGTGCGCCGTTCAGGCCGCCGGAGAGGATGTCCGACGTGCTCATGCCGGCCTTGCCAAGCTCGTTGATCGCGTCGGCCGCGTCCGTGGCGGAGTACACGGTGTCGGCGCCGGCGTCGATGGCGGCCTGGCGTAGCAGGGACATCTCGTCGGCGCTGGCTCCGGTGTTGGCCTGGACGGTCGACATGCCGGCGTCGAAGTCGGCGGCCATGCGTACGGCGGCGACGCCCAATGCGGTGGCGGCGATGCCGGCGGCGGCGATGCCGGCGGTCAGGAGCTTCGTCTTGCCGCCCGACGCCTCCATGGTGGTGGAGGTCTTCTCGGTCGCGGCGGACACCTTGGCCATGCCGGCGGTGAAGTTCGACGTGTCCGCGAGCAGGCGGACGGTGATGTTGCGGTTCAGTCCGCCTGCCATGGTGGTCTCCTTATCTTGCCTTGATGGCGGTGGTCAGTGACATGGTCTTGATGCCCGCCTCGCCGTCGTGCTGTTTGCGCCAGTCCTCGGCGGCGATGTCTCGCATGAGGCTGATCTGGCAGACGCCCGCCTCGGCCGTGTACCGGGTGGGCGTCAGTTCGTCGTGGCATACGCTCACGGGCATGCCGCAGCGCGGGCACAGGCTGTGCTCGTAGTCGTCGAGGGCGAGCATCCAGTCGCGTTCGGTCTGGTCCCATTCGCTTTCCGGCGTGTACCCGGTGATGCGCCGGTGGGCATCGCGCTCCACGCGATAGGAGGGCTCCCACCCGAGCCAGCGCTTGTAGCTGATGCCGAGCTTGAGGCAGATCCTCAGTTCCCGGACGAGCCCCGGATTATCCTGGAGGCTTGGCCGAGGTAGTCTTTTGGGTCGATCATCCTCGCGTTGAGGTTCTGGATGGCGTACCAGACTGGTGACAGCTGCCCGTCGGACAGTTCGGGGATGATGGCGGCTATGTCCTCGACGGGGGTGTCCGGCACGCTCTTGCGGATCATCAGCCTGAGCGCGTCGGCGGTGATGTCCTCGAGGCGCTGCACGGGGCGCCCGTCCTTCGTGGTGGTCGTGTTCGCCTCGAGCACCTGCCTCCACTGCGACAATGGCAGGGCCTCCAACGTGAGGTGCACGATCTGCCCGGAGACCTCCTCGCGCAGCTCGTCGATCTGTTTGGCGATGCGTTTGGCCGCGGCGTTCGCGCCCTCGGTGACGTGCGACGCCTCCGCCCGGGCGAGCTGCTCGCCCAGCTGCGAGATCCGTTCTGCCTTCTCCTGGTCGAGGATCAGGTCGACCTCGACGCGCTTGCGCTTGACTTCCAATGCCATGGTGCGTTCCTTGTCTCGGTTTCGCGTCCCTTTGGTGATGTGAGGGGGTTCCGTGCGGGGAAAGGAATGCGGAAAGCCCGCACGGAAGAATGATGGTCAGGCGTGTGAGGCCGCGGCCGCCGCGATCTCGGCGGTTTCGGACTCCCAGCCTGGCGCTTGCGCGAACAGTGGGATGGTGGAGCGGATCATGGTGTTCGCGTCCGGGTTGAGGACCTTCTTCTCGCCGCACTTGACGCTCACGACGGTGAGCTTCTGCCCTGCGACGAGGGGCGCGTCCGTGGCCATGCCGCGACGGCGCACGATGAATCCGGAGTTGCCTTCGGCCATGAGCGTGACGGCCTTGTTCTGTTCCGCGTGCTCCGTGTTCGTGTTGTCGATCACCTCGATCGAGATGTCGCCGGCGGATTTGCGGCCCGGCGCGCCGAAGTCCTGCGTGCTGTTCTCGCGCTGGTCGCTCACGGTGTCCTGGGAGGGCTCGAAGGTCCAGCCGCCGAGCATCACGTAGTTCGAGATGTCGGTGCCTGCTTCCAGCTCGGCCATGGTCGGGCGCTTGATGTCGGCGATGGTCGGCACCCACAGTGTGGTGATGTTGCCCTCGGCGCTCGTGCCGGGGACCTCGGTACCCAGTTTCAGGGTCATGATGTTCTCCTTCGATGGGAAAGGCCACCTCGTATGGGATGGCCTTGAAGACTTCTGGTAAATGATTGGTTGACTATGGTCGGGTCCACGTGAAGCGGAACCGCAGGACGCGCACCTGATAGCGGCGCGACGTGTCGTCGGCGGTCAGGCCGGCCGCGTACGCGCCGGAATCCGCGTCGAGGATCAGCTGCCCGACCGTGAACCCGGAGGTTTTCGCGGGCACCCGGTATTTCATCGCGGGGATGATCCGGTCATCGCAGATGACGTTGACCGCGTCGGCCGTCAGGTCCACGACCCGGATCTCCAGCCGTCCCACGTGGGCCGTGTACCGTGCCGCCTCGGTCGACCGGTGGCCGTCCGTGGTGCAGGTGGCGATGACCCACGGCGGCATCTCGGATTCGTCCGGCTCCTGGTTGAGGTACACGGGTTGGTCGAGTCCGGGGATCATGCCGAGCACGGCGGAGGTCATGTCCATGACGCTCATAATCCGATGGCTCCTATCAACATGTCGTCGGCGGCGTCGCCCACGTATTCGGCGAGCGTGGGCAACTCCTCTTCGGCGTAATGCTCGGGGGGCTTGTGCGTTCCGCCGCCTCGCGCGGTGCCGTAGAAGGCGATCGCGGCGACGGTGGGGCCCGTGTGCCCGTGTTCGCGGGTTTTGCCGGAATCTTCGGGGCCTATGTCCGCGTATATCTGCGAGCCGGTGGTCCCCAACTCGTATCTCACACGAACAACGTGCAATACGCCGTTGCTGCTGGAGTTCAGGTCGCTTTGGGTTTTCTCCTTGACGACCTGAGCCCCCTTCTTCACGGCCTTGGCGATACTGACCCCGGCCATCGCGTGAGCGGCGGCGACCCGGCGGCCGAACGCGGTCAGCTCGCCGGCGTCGATCGTGACGTCACTGCTCATTGCTGTTGCCTACTTCCTTGACGTTCCACCGGCATGCGGTGGCGTGCGTTTTCTCGGACTGCATGTTCAGCAGCCGGAACTTCCTGCCCTTGAGGTTCGGGTCCGTGGCCGCGGTGATCTCGGCCACGTCGCCGGGAGACAGGCCCGTGGTCCCGTAGGGCAGGTGCAGGTAGAGCGACCACACGGGGGTGACCGCGCCCAAGGCCTGGACGATGCCGCCCTCCGTGTTCTCTGCGGCGAGGCCGCCGCTGGTCTGCACTTTGCACCGGCCCTCGTACCGGACCGTTTCGGGACTGGTCGCCTTCCCGGTGTGGGGGTCCGTGACGGGCCTGCCGTGACTGACGATCCGGCATTCGTCGGTCATGAGACCGGTCGCCCAGGAGCGCAGCCGTCTGAGGCTGGCCGGGCTGAATCCCGCGCTCATCCGGTCAGCCTCGCGTGCAGGAATCCGGGCCGGCCGTCGTCCTCCGACCAGTACGGGGACATGTCCTGGCTGGCATGTTCCCCGCGCGTGGTGGAGATGACGCCGACGCCCGCGATGAGCGGACTGGCGTCGGCCATGAGCTTGGCCAATGTGGCTTTTTCGCTGGCGGTCAGGCTCATGCCCGGCTCGTCGACCTTGCGGCTGCCGCCGTCCATCGCGTCGTCGATCTGCCTCGACCACTGCGTCTCCGCGTTCGGGTTGAGGTAGAACCGTGCGGCGCACGCGACGGTCACGTCCACCAGCTGTTCGGGCAGCGGGTTGTCCAGCGTCCCGTCGTCGTTGAGCCAGTCGCGGCCGGTCTGGGTGCGTACGAGGTTGGAGGCGGCGCGCAGCACGCGGCGGGCGCGTTTCCAGTCCGCCGAGGTCGCGTCGATGCCCTCGCCGATCCATTCGGCGAGCGCGTCCGGTTCGGCGAACGGTGGTTTTTCGGCCATGGGAGCGTCCCCTCTACTGTTGGGGCGTCACGATCGCCGCGGACTGGACTTCGGACGGCTGGTCGGCGGACGTGGGCGCGGCCATCGCGCCGGACGCGCGGAACGCGGCGAGCACGGCGTTGACCGTGGCGATGATGGCGGCGGTGTCCGCGGCGGATGCGAGGTCGGCGACGGCCGTGGCCTTCTTGACTCCGCCGATGGCGGCGCCGGCGGCGGGCAGCGCGTACGGCGTTCCGGCCCCGATAGCCGAGCGTGCCGCGGCGGCGTTCGTGGCCTTCATCACGGCCCGGCCGGTGTCGGTCGCGCCGTGGAGGGTGTCCACGGTCGGCGCGGATCCGCCGGTGATGGTCACGGGTTTGCCGGCCGCGTCGAACGCGGCCAGTTCGGCGACGTTCTGGTTGTCAAACGGTTCGTCGTTGGTGACGAACCTGACCTGTTTGGCGGTCATCACTTGTCCGCCTTCCTGGAGGCGGCGGGGGTGAGGAAGCCGGCCGGATACTGGCTTCCCTTGGCCGCGATGCGGGTGAGCGGGTTGGCGACGGCGAAGCCGACGCGCATGACCACGCGCATGGCCTGCGCGTCCTGCTGCATGAGGTTGTACACCACGTTGCCCGCGGTGTCGGAGATGACGCCCTGGTCGAAGACCTTGTAGGTGATGTCCTGACGCACGCCGACCACGAACTTCGTCCAGTCGGCCGCGAGCAGCATGGCCTTGGTGGTGTCCCACGCGCCGTTGGCGACCTCGTTGAGCGGGTAGCCGTACAGGCTGGCGGGGTTGCCGGCCGCGACGGACGGCGTGTAGATCGGCTGGCCGTTCGCGTCGCGCAAGCGGGCAAGCTGCCAGTTCAGGCCGGGCTGGGAGGCGAAGCCGTTGACCGCGAAGCCCTTCTCGCTGAGCTTCTGGCCGATCATGGCGATGTCGTCGGCGAGGTCGACTCCGGTGCCGGACGCGACGTTCGTGCCGGCGGCGGTGGCGCCGGCGAGGATGTCGTTGCCCCATGTGGACGGCTTGTCCACGCCGAAGATGCCCGCCTGGTCGATCTTCTTGCCCATGGCCTCGGCGATGAGCGGCTTGACCGTATCCCACAGGTTGATCTTCGCGTCGTCCACGACCGAATCGGGGATCGGGACGATCACCGCAAGCTCCTCGGCCGTGATCTGCACGTCCTCCCATCCGGTCTTTGACGTCTGCTTGAGTCCGCCTTCGGACACCCAGTACGCTTCGGGAAGCGAGGCGAGCACCGGCTGCGTCTTCTTCTTGCTGCTCATCGGCACCCGGCGCGCGCGGGTAAGCAGCACGCTGGACTGCGGAAGCGTCTGGATGATCTCCTGGCTGATCTCGTCGGGGATGAGCGCGCCGCCCAAGTCGCCGCGCAGGATCTGCGAGCTGAAATTGTCTGCCATATCATGTCTCCTTTGATGTGTTGATGCCGCTATCTGGCCAGCGCCGAGCGCATCCAGTCGTCTGTCTTCTTCGAAGTCGGATCCGTGCCCCCGGTCGGGTCGGCCCGCAGCAGCGGGTTGATGTGGTTGGAGTCCGTCTTCGACACGGCCTGCGCGTCGAGACGCGCCGCGAGCTTCGCGGCCTTTTCCCTGACCTCCTGCGGCGAGCCTGCGCCGATGAGGTCGAAGTCCTCCTTGGTCAGGCACTGGTGTTCTGCCATCGCCTCGGCCCATGCCTTCTGCGTGCGGATCGCGTCGAGCTGCTCCCGCGCCTCCTTGAGGTCGCGGTCCGCCTTCTCCTTCTCGCTGAGGTTCGCGTCCTCGATCTCGCGCAGCTTCACGGCCTTCGCGTCGTCGCTTTCCTTGAGCTTGGCGTTGTCGGCCCTGAGGTTGCGGATGAGATTCCACGCCTTCTCCGGGCTGAACTCCTCACCGTCGCGCTCCCATGGCGGCTTTTGGCCCGAATCGCCTGTAGGCTGGTTCGGCTCGTTGCCGGCAGCGTCGGTATCGGGCTCCTTGACCTGGTCTTCGGTGTCGTCTGCCATGATGGTTTCCTTTCCGCCCGGCCTGCGGGCATAAGAAAAAGCCACCATGAACTTCACAGTGGCTTGGGAATTATGATTCGGAAAGGCGAAAGGCCGGGAACCTTCCACCAGACCAAAAGGTTTAAAGGGTGGAAGGCACCGGCCTTCTAACTCTTATTATACCCTTTGAGACGCCGTTCTATAGTCCCGTCTTTGTGCAGGATGATCTCCCTGATTCGACTGTTCGGCCTTTGGAGCTTGCTTTCGCAGTCGGACACGATCTGCTCGAATGGTGTTTGGGCATGAAAAAGCCACCCGTGGTGCGGATGGCTTGGGTTTGGTTGACCGGTGTCGCGTTACGTCCGGTCGAACATGTATGCGAAGCGGTGGAGGTCTGGCCATTCGGGGTCTCTGGTCATGGCTTTGACCTCTTCGGGGAACTTCGGCCACAGGTCCTTGCGGTCGTGTGCCAAATCGAGTGCATCCATGATTGCCCCGTCCCATTCGCCGCAGTCGATCTCCTCCATGGCGTCTTCCTCGATGTCCGGGTTGAGTCCTTCGACGACCTTCAGTGATTCGAGGGAGAGTCGCGTCATGCGCTCCGATGCGGCGCTCATGGTTGCCTCCACTTCTTCGACCGGCTTGCCTTCACGTCGATTCTACCGTTTTCGGTGTTTCTGGTCACGCCTTCGCCTCCGACCGGATATGCGCGGTCGATGACGTATTCGCCGTCCTGCAGGTACGCCTTGACTTCGATCTGGACCCCATCTATGGTTTTCCCGAATCGATGCAACGCCCTAGAATCGGGAGCGTCGATATGCCAGTCGGGTGTTTTGATGGTCCGGTTGATGGCCGTGGCGATTCGCCGTTCGTCCCATTGCCGCGGGAATTCGGTTTTCCCGGCGACTCCGGTGCCGTACAGGTGGCCGCCGCGTCTGCCGTCGCCTTCGCCTCGCAGGATGTGGTTCAGCGTCTTGTCTCGGAGCCCGGCGATCTTCCTGTCGTACCGTTCGGCCCGACGGGCGGCGAGCGCCGTTTTGGTTCCGCGTATCGATCGGGAGTCCCTGAACGCGCCGTTGCGGCGCATGATCGGCAGGATGTCCTGCGCGGTGCGCGGGGTTCGTTCGGGCAGGCTTTCGGCGGCCTTGTAGTATTCGTCGATCCACTGCTGTTCCTGCTGGGTGGGTTCCCAGTCGCCGTAGACGACCTCGACGGTGCACCCGCAGTGGGGGTGGTATTTCTTGCCGTCGCTGGCGCGCAGGCCGGCTTTCTTTGCGCTGGTGTAGACGGGGCCGCGCGTGACGAGCATTGCGCAGAACGCGCAGGGGTCGCCGTCGGACACGCGCCGCCATCCGATGGCGCGCGTGTCCTGTTGCGCCCAGTGTTCGATGGCGGAGCGGCCTCCGGTGAGCACGGCCTCGTGGAAGACGCCGAGGAACAGTTCGCGTGCCTTGCGGTAGGCGTCCTCGGGGGTGTCTCCGGAGGCGAGGTGCCATTTCACGTTCGTGGATCCGAGCCAGTCGAGTTTTTCGCCGGCACGCCGGCGGTCGAACTGCTGCACGCCGATCTCGATGCCCGGGCCTTCGCCGGTTTCCGCCTCGCGGTATTGCGGCAGGTATGCGAGCGCGGCCTGTTCGCTGATGCGCCACCATGTCTGTATGAGGTTGAGCATGGTGCGTTTCCAGATCGGCTGCGTGCCGGTGAGGTCGTTGAGGTCGAGGGTGGCGTCCCAGGCGCGTCGCGCCTGGCTGTCGGCGGTGATGGCGAGGCTGACTTGGCGTCGGCGGTGTTGGTCGGTCAGGAGCGCGCCTTTACCGGTCGAGGCCATCGTCGCCTCCGGTCGTGGCCGGCGCGAGCTGGCTGGCGTACGCCTGAACGGCCAGGGCGTCCGCGTCGGGATGGTTCTCCTTCCATGCGCGCCATGAGTCGGCTCGTGTCTTGGTGACGCCGGGGATCATGTCCCAGAGCTCCTCCTGCGGCACGCCGAGCATCTTGCTGGCCTTGCCGAGCGCGTCGACGGCCTGGCTGACGGTGCGCGTGTCGGTGTCCTCCCACAAGGGGGTCAGGTCGAAGTTGGCCGCGTCTTCGGTGCGGCCTTCGATGCCGGCGGCGAGGCGCAGCGCGTCGAGGTGGCCGACGCCGAACGACTTGCGGCGCTCGTTGCGTTTCGCGTAGAAGCCGGCGCGGGATTCCTCGATGCCCGCGTCGCCGACGTTGACCATCTTGCCGAACGCGGTGGTGGGGGTCTGGCTGACGGCGGCGAGTTCCTCCACGTCGGCCTGGCGCGCGTTGACGAGGTTGTCCAACGAGGTCTCCGGCAGGGTGCCGAACTTCACGTCCGGCCCGCCGGCGAGGATGTCCTCCTGCGCGAGTTTGGCCTTCCTGTCCTCGCGTTGCGCGTCGGACAGTTCGGTCATGTCCAGTCCGGTGGCGGTGCGCACGCGCCAGCTGTTGTAGTGCTGGGCGAGCATGCGGTCGTAGTTGTCCTTGTTCAAGCGGTTGGCGAGCGCGATGTAGGGTTCGACCTCGCCGGGGGTGCGTCCTTCGAGGTCGATCTGGTTGGTGAAGCGGATAGCTGGGCAGACGGGTTGTCCGTTCGGGTCGGTCGCGTTGTGCGGGGTGGCGTCGGAGAATGTCCACGCGCCGTCGGCGTGGATCCATGTCCAGATGTTGTATGCGTCCCACAGTTCGAGGCTTTCGCGTGTTTCGTTGAGGCGTCGGCGTCGCATGAACAGCTGGGGGTATGTGTCGCGGGCGGGGTCGTCGTACAGGGCGATGGCCTCGCGCGGGCTCCAGCATTCGATGCGCGCGCGGATCCCGTCGGGCCCGTTGGCGGCGCGCACGGTCTCGTAGGCGGTGCCGTAGGCGATGGCGGCCTGGTGCAGGGGTATCTGCCGGGCGGTCATGCGCGAGCGGTCCCATGGTTGCCAGAATTCGCGTGCGCGGGTGTGGTTGTCGTCGTCGCCGGGCACGTCCACGCCCTCCAGGTAGAGGGTCTGGGCGAGCGTGGTGACCACGAGGCGCAGCCATGGCGTGTGGCCCATGTCGCGCAGCATGCGGTGTTCGGCCGTGGCCTTCTTGAGCCGGATGGGCTTGGGGTTCCACCGCCACCAGCGGTCGATGCGGTCCAGCCGGGGCAGTTCCGCGTTCCATGCCGGCAGCGCTTGGCCGGTCAGGGCGGCGAGCGCTTGGGTTTCGTTTTCGTATGCGTTCACCATATCTGTCCGCCTCCTTGTTTTCTGGCGTTGAGGTATTCGCGGCGCATGCCGCGGGCGGCGATGGCGCAGAACGCGAGGTCGATCTTGCGTTTGGATTCGCGGCCTTCCTTGGCGATGCTCATGCCGGCGCGGGTGGGTTGGCGGCGCGCGTTGAGCATGTGCCGGCGCAGGCGCGCGTCGCCGTCGTGGGGGAAGTCCCGGTCGCAGATCGCGGTGTACGCCTGGTCGACCATGGCGACGAAGCGCTTCTGCACGTCGAACCGGGCCATGTCGAACATGACCGCGTGCCGGTCCCGTCCCTCGGGCCTTGCCCAGAGCTTGAGCCGACGCCCGTAGTCGCGGTGCCATGCGTCGAAAAGCGGGTCCCAGTAGTGCAGTCCGGTTTCGTCGTCGAGCACGTGGCTGGGGTCTCCCCAGAAGGCGACGACGTGGTAGCGTCGCATGGCCTCGCGTACGGTGTCGTCCACGCCTTCGCGCGGCACCTTCCATGCGTCGCCGCGTTTGCCGGGCGGGCGTTGCCACAGTCCGAGGGGTTTGACGAACCCGTCGGAGATGCGGCATGCGACGAGCGCGGTGGCGTCGTCGGTCAGGGAGCAGTCGAGGAACATGACGATGGCCTCGCCGTCCCCGAGTTCGAGTTCGGGGTGTTCGTTGGCGTCCCATTCCTGGCTGGTCACGTACGCGTCCTCGGGGGCCTGGCATTGGTTGAACCATTTGCGCCGGGATTCGCTGACGGGGTTCTTCGGGTTGATGATCTCCTTGAGGATGCGTCGCGTGGACAGCCAGTCGCTGTCGCCGCGCACGTCGGCGATGACCTTGGGGATCGATTCCTCGGTCATGGGGGTGTCCGGGGCGGCTTCGATGGAATCGTAGAGCAGCCCGAAGTCCATGTATTTCGGCCTGAGCCCCTTGTCGGGGCTGTCGGGGTCGCCCTGCGTGCCCTCCCACGCCTCGCGCACCCTCTGCGCGACGCTGTCCTCGCCGTCCCGGTAGGCGTTGCAGATGTCGAGCATCTTCGCGTTCACGCCGTCGGCGCTTTTCGCCGCGTTGCCGGAGAGCACGCCGTCCATGTCGTGTCCGCCGTTCGACGAGTTCCAGTTCTGGGTCTCGTTGCGGATCAGGAACGTGGGCCGTCCGCCCTCCAGGGCGAGCGGCGAGCTGGTGACGGCCTCGATCTGGCGGCTGTCGCCCAGGGCGTACATGTTGAGCTTGCCGAGCTGGATGCCGTAGTGGCGTCTGGTCTCCATGGGGATCAGGCCCGGCAGCAGCTTCATGGTGTTCTTGGTCTGCTCCTGGCTGACGGCGCACACCTGCACCCACGCGTTCGGCTCCTCACGTCCCACCGGCTCGCCGGTGCGCGGATCCCAGTGGTCGAAGGTGAGCGGCGCGAAGCAGCTGGCGACCGCGCCGCCGGCGGCCATCGGGTCCTTGCCCCACCCCTTGAGCCGTTGGAGCACCGCGTTGTCGTGCAACGGTCGGCCCTCGTCGTCGAGCGCGTAGAACCACAGCCAGAAGCGCGCCGGCTCGAGCGTCCATTTCCATGGGGTGCGCGCCTTGGAGTCGCGCAGCCAGTAGCCGCACCACGCGAGGAAATCCCATCCGAGCGTGTGCTCGGGCAGCAGCCAGCCGCCGTCCGCCCCGCGCTTCCACGTGGGGCCGATGAGCGTCGGGCCCGTGTTCCATCGGCGCGCCGGCTCGTCGGCGAGCGCGCGGCGGTACCAGTCGGCGATCTCGGCGAGTTCGCGTGTCCTGTCGGGGATCAGTGCGGCCGCGTTGTTGTTGCGCAGCCGTGCCATCAGCCGAACGCCTTGCTCCAGCGGGAGTCGGCGACGGCGCGCATCCGGGCGCTTCTCGTTCCGGGTGTGTCGGCGGCGGCCTGTTCTTCGGGTTCGGGCATGTCGAGCCGGTTGAGGAGGTTGGAGAGGTGGTTTTCGTCGGCGCGCAGCTGGGCGAGGAGCGGGTGGGCGACGATCTGGCCCTGGCTGCCTTCGACGGTGTAGTCGTCGCCGATGGCGCGGCGTTCCTTGACGATGCGGTCGGCGGTGTGGCAGGCGTTTTCGAGGTCGCGGTATTCGGCTTCGGTGAATTCCCATCTGGCGGTCAGGTCGCGCCATAGGCGTTGTCCGCGCCCGTCGCGGGTCAGGCCCGTGGGCATGCGGTGCTTGGTGGGTTTCGGCGTGGGCATGCCATTGTCTCCTTCCCGTCTATCGGAGTCTTTCGATCACGTCGAACAGGAACGTGAGGTCGGCGAGCGTGGCCGGCGCGTGGTGCCATGGGCGGCCGGTGACGGTCATGTAGCGGTCGCGGCTGTACGCCTCTGCGGTGACGAGCCCGCGCGCCCTGACGCCGGCGCGGGGCGCGCAGCGTCCCCAGATGTGCAGCCCGTCGCCGGAGGGGCTGGTCTCGATGTAGGTTCTGCCTTCCACGGGGGCGAGGAGCATTTTGGCCCAGTCCGTCAGGTGGTTGCGCCTGTCGTAGCAGTGGTCGAGGTCGATGCACGCGAACCCGCCGCCGAGTGCGAATCCGAGTCCGTCGCCCGCTGTGGAGCCGAGCGCGTCCCACCATGCGCACCATGTGGCCGGGTCGGTGCTGGACGCGGGACGGCCCGCGATGGTGATGGGCCGCTTGGTGGCGCCGTCGCCGCGTGTGACGCGCTTCCAGCGCAGCCACCGGTCGGCGTGCGTCATCTCGTACGGTATCGCGTTGCGCCCGGCCCGCCGCTCGCGCATGGCGGCGGTGCGGCAGCGGTCGGAGCAGTAGCGGAGCGGCCTGCCGCGTCCTGCCGCATCCATCGCGCTTCCACAGTATTCGCATGTCCCGTTCACACAATCCACTATATCGTGACATCGCTTAAAAAACAATATAACGGCCATATTCCAACGTTTTATTCATAACGTGACATGGCTTGAAGAGGTGAAAGACGGACGGCGAGGAAAGCGTCGCGCGAACGTGGAAGGCCCCAGCGAGCCGAGGAAACGGCCACGGGAGGGGCGAACGGGACAAGACCGGCGGAAAACGACGCAGGAGGAAAAACGGGGATTCCAGGCGCATGCACAACCGGAAGTGCTATCCGGCGGTTATGCCGGTGTCGCCGGGGAGTCCCCTCCCACCCGGCGTGGCGTCCAGTCTAGCAGTCCGGGTTGTCTTTCGCTCGGATGCAGTCTCATGAGCTTGCGCCGCCGGTTGCGTTCGGCGTTCTCCCGCTCGGTCTTGGCTTTGTGGCATTCGTGCGACAGCCATTGAAGGTTGTCGAGGTCGTGGTCGTCGCCGGCGACGATGTGGTCGCACTCCGTACCCACCCCGTTGCATCCGGGGGCGTGGCTGGCGGCCTGGCATCTGCCGCGTGCGCGTGCTCGGACGGCGGCCTTGCGCCGCCCCCAGTCGGAGGGCAGCCGGTACCGCCTGTCGCTGGTGTACCAGCGCTCGCGTCGGCTCGCGGAGGGCATGGCATCCACCTCTCTCCACCGTCGTGGTCGGCGTGTCGTTGTGCTCCCGCCTTGCATATCTATAGTAATTATATTACTATAGATATATCGACCAAGGAAAGGAGGTGAACATGGAACTCAAGGATTGGATGCAACTCATCACCAGCTGGGCCGCCATAGCGGTGACCATCTGGATCGAGGTCCGCAGGGACAAGCCCGACAAGAAGGGCCGGTCCAAGCGGAAACGCAGAAAGAAGTAAAACGGGTTCCGGCTAGACCTATTAGCCGGAACCCCTCCGCCAATCCTATATTCCATGGAACATCATGAGCAAATCAAGAACACTGGGCGTCATGAGCATGCTGTTCGCCGTCATATCCGCCATGTTTGCATCGGCGGGACAACCCTACGGGGCTGCGGGATTCGCCGTGGCCGCCGGGCTTGCCGGCCTGTTCGCGGGCTGGAGGAGCGACGATGGCGACTGAATACCTCGGCGTCAAGCAGGTCGCCGAACGCCTCGGCATCACCAGTGGCGGCCTGCTCAACCTCAAGCTCCCCGAACCCGACGCCATGATAGGCCGCACGCGCGGCTGGCTCCCGGAGACGATAGACGGATGGAACGCGAAGCGTCCCGGTCGGGGCGTCGGCGGAGGCAGGCCACGCAAGCACGCGGACTAGCCCGCGTCGAATGTCCGCGCGAAGCGCTCGCAGGCCTTGAGCAGCAGCGCCCCGAACCCTTGTGGCTGGATATGCGAATGCCCTAGAAGAGCGCATCTCCTAGGGCATTCACACTAATCCTGATACGGAGTATACCACGGGGTGGCGGCAGCCTACTCCCGCTTGGAAAAGTTTTCTCGCGCTTTGGCCGCTTCCCGTTGCGCGAAGCTCATCAGACGTGGGTCGTCGTATGCCTTGCAGGCGTCCAGATACAGTCTGATGTCTTCTTCGTTTTCGAGATGTTCGGCGGTGTGCCATCCGGTGAATTGCGGGGTGGGCATGTCAGGCGTTTTGGAGGTCGTTGTATCGGCGTTCGAGTCCTTCGCGCAGGACTTGGCTGTAGTTGATTCCGGCCTGTTCGCCGAACGTGTCGAGCCATGCGGGGATAGTGACGTTCTTGCGCACTGATTTTCTGCCGTATTTTTCGGCGTAGGAGTCCATGTCGAGGCTGATGAGGGTGACGATGCCGCCCGGTCCGTCGGGTTTCACGTCGGCGATGTTGGTGGCGTGCGGCTCGTGGCGTCCTTCCTCGAGTTCGCCGAGCACCCAACCGCTGGCGGCGTCCACGGCCATGTCGAGCGCTTCGGGCAGGTTCCGGCCTTCGGTGACGAGGCCGGGCATGTCGGGGCAGAGCACGGTGTATCCGCCGGGGACGCCGGATGGGTAGAGGACGACCGGGTAGACGAGTTTCATTTGATTCTTCTTTCGTTGATTCCGGCTTGTTGCCATATCGATTTGACGGTGAAGGGCGCGAGGTCTCCGTTGTGTTTGGGGACGGTGACCCTTCCGGGCCTGTCGGGGTGCGTGTACTGGCAGTGGCTTCCGCTCTGCGAGTAGAGTCGCCATCCGTCCTTGCGGAGCATCTTCTCGATTTCCTTGAACCTCACACCCATTATCATACGCATTATGCGTATTACCGTCAAGCCTTGGACATGGCGAAAGCCACTATCTCGCGGATGCTGAACTCCCAATAGCCGCCTTCGACCGGCTTGCTGCCGGGCAGCTTCCCGCGTCGCAAAGCATCGGTTATTGTCTTGCGGCTGACCTCGTACCCGTAGTTTTCCCTGAGCCATCGGCTCATGCCTGCCGGGGTTTTGGTGATGTGCATTGCCTCGGCCTTGGCTCGGCTTTGCTCCCGCAGCTCGGTCACGTTGACGGGGTTGCCGCATTTGCAGAGCCTCAGCGTCTCGCCTTTCGCGGCGAGGACTTCGCGTCCGCATTCGGGGCACATGCCGACGATCCTACGCGAGCGTGGCACGCGGTCGACGATCCGCTCGATTCGCTCGCACGCCCGGGTGAGGCGCCGCATGTGCCATCCGGCGTTCGACGCCCTGCACAGGAGGGGCAGGATGACTGGCGCTCGTTTTGGGATCCATTGCCACCTGCCGAGCCATGTTCCCGCGTCCGCGCATGCCTGTTCGATGGCCTGCTCGGTCTGGTCGAGCAGGTCGACGGCGTGCAGGTCGACGGGTGCGGGCGCGTCGCCTCCCTGTGGCCTGCCTCCGTTGCCGGGCTCCGTGAGACGGTATTCTCGGCGTGCGACCGACTGGAGCCGGTACAGGTTGACGCGCAGCCGGTGCAGGAGCCGCGCGTACCCGCGCCGGCACGCCTTGCACAACGTCCATGACTCCTCGACCGGCTTATCGCAGTTCTGGCAGTTCCGATCCATTTTTACGCTCCTTCTGCAGACGTATACGGGCATATAAATGCGCATAAAGGCGCCTAGAACATGGGCGGTTCGATGAATCTCGGGCGCATGCGCTCCGCCCGCTCCCGACGCTCCCGCTCCGCGGCGTGCTGGCGGATGATCGCGCTCGCCTCCTGCGGGGTGACGCCGAGCATCCTGCATGTTGTCTCGATGTCGACGCCGCGCTCGTGCCACGTGACGACCATCTCCGCCTTGCGTTTCGTGACGGCCATGATCAGCCCTCCACCTTGTCCGCGCCGTCAGCGTGCGCCCAGTCGCAGGACATGGCCGCTTCGGTATAGCCGTTGTAGAAGACGCAGGTGACGCGCCTCGTGTCCGGCATCGTGACCGTGCACGTCTGGAATTTGCTGGAGTCTGAGCTGCACTGCGACCGGGTGGCGGATTCCGTGGTCGAATCCTTCGGCTCGTGAGGTGCGCTCCCGCATCCCGCGAGCGCGAGGAGGAATACCGGTGTGAGCAGGAACATGGCGATGGCGGTCAGGCTGATGCCGGCGAGTGCGAGTGGTTTTCGTTTTCTCATTTCGAGTGTTTCCTTCCTTGTCTGGTGGCTTCCGTGTTCCATGCGCGTATGGCTTCCTTGAGGTCGGTGTGGCTGGTGAGGATGAGGATGCCGTGGTGGTGTTGGCAGACGCATGCCCAGAACTGTCGTATGGCGGATGTTTTCCGGTTGACGGCCCGGGCAAACGGGTCGAATCTGATGTTTCGGCTGCCGCAGGTCGGGCATGGCACTGGTTTGCGCCATTTGCGCGGTCGTGTCTCCTTGGATACGGTCTTCGTGGTTTTTCCCTTCGTTGTCATCGCCATGCTCCCTTCAGGAGTTTGCGGTATCGGATGTAGTCGTTGATGTCGCGTCGGATGCAGTCGCGCACCCTGTGCGTGCCGGCATGCTTCTTGTATGGGTCTTCGGGGCAGTTCAGGAACGTGAGGTAGCGGCGGAGCGTGGTCAGGTCGAACTTGCGGTAGGACAGCCACCTGTCCGGGTTCAGGTTGAGACGTTTCAGGAAGTCGATGTCGAAGTCCACGTTCGTTCCGGCCGGAACCAAGGTGAAGCGTTGCGACAGGGATTCGAGATACTCCTCCACGGCGTTCGCGACCGCTCCCACGCAGTCGTTCCCGGCGGAACCGTTCAACAGTTCGAACAGGATGCCGTTGTCCGTGTGCATGGAGAACACTATCGGGCTCATGTCCAACAGGTCGAGATAGTCCGGTCTGATGATGCGATGCAGGGATCCATACGAATGTTCGCCCAGCACGTCGGTGCATTCCATGCCGACCTCCAACGGCAGACTGCCATCCCTGTCCGTACCGGTCGTTTCGAAATCGAGCCAGAGCAGCGCCTCCGGCTTCACGTTCAGGTCTTTGTCTTGTTTCCTCATGATTGTTCCTTCCAATCGTTTTGCCATTCGATGATTTCGATTTGCGTGAGCCGTTGTGCCGTGCCGTCATCCAGCAGCCACCACCAGTCGCCGTTCCAGTCGCGTATCGGCACGCTGAGCGGATCCCGCCAGCTCGGGATGATGTAGCCGAACCGTTCCGCCTCGGCCGGATGCGCGTGCGCCCAACCATGACAGCCGGTCGTGCCGGAACCGCACAGTTCGACGATGTTGCACGGCAGGTCACGCACGGCGGGATCGGCACGACGGCGCAACTGCCGGTGATGGCCACTGCGTCCAGGCCATAGTGACGGGTCGTGGATGTTCGTCCCGCAGCGCAGGCAATGCCAGCCCTGACGTTGCAAGGCGATGCGTTTTGATTCCTGGAATTGCCGGTCGCTCATCGTCGCTCCCTTCCGAGCTGGTCGAGCAGGTTGATGCAGGTCGAGCAGTCGCGTTTGATATCGCGGATGCGGTCAAGGCCCATATCGGCGAGCGCCGGGCTTTTGAGCGCGTCGAGTTCCAATCGGTCCGCGGCCTGGATGGCCGATGTGAGGATGCCGGCCATGTGTGCGATGGTCATGTCGTTCATGCCGCCGCCTCCTGTTCGAACAATTGTTCGGCCAATACGTTGCCGGGCACGTTTGCGAGCTGACGGCGCAGCATGTCCGGGTCCAAGCCCTGGTTGAGCAGGTCGGCGACCTTGCATGCGAGCTCCATGTACGTGTCCGTGCCTTCGCAGGAGATCGGGCCGAGCACGCGTTTGACCTCTTCGCTGCCCCACGTGAACCGTCGGCGAGCGTTGGAATCCTTTGGCGTGGCGAATCCGCGTTCCTTGCCTTTGACGAGCCAGTTGCGGTATTTCGCGTTCCAGTCGGCCGAGCGGGCTCCCGAGTCGAGTGCGCGGTCGCGGAATTTGTCGGCTTCGATGTGGCAGTCGATGCCGAGCCGGTCGGCGAGCGCCTGGTGTTCCTTAGAGGGTTTCCAGTCGGCTGGTATTGGGATTGGTTTTCTCGCGCGCGCGTTACTCTCTCTAGGTTCTATATATGGTTCTTCCTTATATAGGTTCTGTGCGCAGTCATGTTGCGCCCCTGATTGCGCCCCTAGAGACGTTTTTTTGCGCCCCTGATTGCGCCCCTCCAACTTGTTTAGGGGCGCAGTGGTCTGCGCCTCTTGCGGCTGCTGTTCCAGAGGCGTAGTTTTTGCGCCCCTGAAATCCTTCATCGTGAGATCCCAGACGATCGGACGGTATTTGCCGAGATGCTCGGTGATCCGCTGGTCTCCCCTGCGAATCAGTCCGGCCGTCTCCAGATCGTGCAGGCCGTTCTGGATGGTGCGACGGCTGTATCCGGTCAGGGCCACGATGCGCTTCTGGCTCGGGAAAGCCCCCTTGCCCTGCGTGTCAGCGTGGTCGGCAAGCAGGAGCAGGATGCGCAGCAAAGCTCCTTTGACCATTTCGGCAGGCACGTAGTACATGGCCCACTCCAATGCCTTCATGCTCATGATTTCTCCTTAGAAATCCGGTTCGGATTCCGGCTTGCCGAAATCACCGAACGATGCCGATTTGTCCTGTGGCTGACCCCACGGGTCGGACGGCGGCAACGAATACGCAGCGGCCGCCCCGCCCGTATAGCCGGCCGGAGCGGAGTACGGATTCCCATACGCTCCAGCCGTACCCCGCTGCGCCTTGGCCACCTGCGCCGTCGCATACCGCAGGGAAGGGCCGATCTCATCCACCTGCAATTCCACGGAGGAACGCTGCTGATGCTGCTCGTCCTCCCACGAATGCTGCGTAAGCCTGCCCTGGGCGACCACACGCATGCCCTTCGCGAGACTACTGGCGCAATGCTCGGCCAGATCACCCCACACCGTGCAGCGGAGGAACAACGCGTCCCCGTCGACCCACTGCTGCGACTGCCGGTCGAACGTGCGCGGAGTGGACGCGATCGTGAACCCCGCCACGCTCCTGCCGTTCTTCGTCGACCTCAATTCCGGGTCCGCGGTCAGATTGCCCACCACCGTGATGATCGTCTCACCAGCCATCAGAGCCTACCTTTCACGGCGAGAGTCTTGATGATGCGGATGGTCTCGCCACCATCCCTGGTCTTCACCATGTGCGTCAACTGCGCGGCCGCTCCCTGATGGAAAGCGTCGCCAGGCATCGCCTCCAACACGGGAGACGCGACCTCGGACACGAACCGGCCCACCAGTTCGGTGAAGCGCACGCCCAACGATTCCAAGATCACCAGCTCCTTCCACGTCTCGCTCTCCATCGCCCGACGGCACGCCTCCGCCACCGCCCGGTCGCCACGCGTCATCCGCTTCTCGTCGACGTCCTTGACCGGAGAGTTCGGACCGAAACGCCAATGCGGCAGAATCTCCTTCATCGGTTCCTCCCTTGACCTTGATTGATTGATACGAGATTGATTGATATGAGCCGGACCGCTGGGCGCCATGACAGCAAATAATCGCGCCCATCGTTCCCACACCCCAGGAAAGCTGAACGAAACGGGGATGCGGGCGGCGTTGACGGTCCGGCCAAGCGCCGGCGGCGGGATTCGAACCCGCAGCGGACGGCGGAAGACGTGAGAGTGAAATGCAATGTGAGAGAAAGGACACACGCCTCCGCCATCCGTCCGCGTCCTTGTACGCCGGCGGATACGGTCAGACGCCATCCGCGTCATCGCGTGGAGCGAACCTGACCGTCAGCCACAGGGCCGTGGCCAGATACACGCCCTCCACCACAAGCGCGCCCGTCATGCCGCCGCCATGCCAGGTGAGCATGAGCGTCACGCTCACGACCAGGCCGACCACGGCGGCCGTGAACTTCACACGACGCAGCGTGTAGTTCGGCCTCCCCTTTTCGGACCCGTCCTCGATGCGATAGTCGTTGTCGGTCATCTTGCGCCTCCGATGCTTTGAATGAATGTCCTTGCCTGGTCTTTTCCGATGCTCGCCAGCTCGTGGCTTCCGTCGACGTCGAGCTCCATGAGGCTGGCGCCCTTGCCCGTGACGCGAATCGCGTAGCCGGTCAAGCCGAACATGATCACCGTGTCCCTCGGCGGTGCTGGTGGTGTCAGCAGCGTTTCCGCGTCGATTCTCCTGAGTGTCATCACAGCTCCTTGCGAATGTCGTTCATGCTTACTCCTCCAACGATTTGACGTATCGGTCCATCTCCTCGCGTCTGATGTGACGGCGGGAAGGCGTTCCTCGTTTGCTTGGCGGACGAAACGTGTCTATGTCGCCCTGGTTGACAGCCTGTCGCAGACCGTCGTAGTCGATCCCGTACAGGCTCGCGGCCTGCGGGATGGTCCATGCGAGCCTGTCCTTCAACGGGATACGGCTCGCATCCTTGAGCTCGTATTGCGGGACCATCACGCGCCTCCTTTGCGTGTGTGATGCCGGGCGGCGTTAGGAGAACCGCCCGGCCCTCTCCTAAAATCGGTGTCATCCCGCATTTGCGACGTGCGGGCCGAACAGTTAGGAGAAGAATTATGAGTGACAGACTCACGCTCGACACAGGAACCGGCGAACCGGTCCATGTGAAGCTTGCCGAGGGACAGGATCGAGCGAGCCTTGAGGAGGATCTGATGGAAGCGGCCAGGAACGGGACGGTCGTGACCGTCAAAGGATCCGTCAAGGGCACCAGCTCGGACACCATCCACATCAACCCGTCCAACGCGCTGTGGTGGGCGATCGACGACGCCACCAAACAGAGCGTCGGACGCATTTACTGACATCGCCATCTCGTGGTCAAGCTGCGCATCGATACGCGGCTTGACCGCTTTCATGTCGTGTTCCGGGAACAACAGAAGATACGCCGCGACACCGTCGCCATCCTCGTAGCGGAATAACTTGACGCATTCCTCGTCAGGAATCTCAATGTTGAGGTTTCCCATCACGCGCCTCCTTTGCGTGTGTAATGCCGGGCGGCGTTAGGAGAACCGCCCGGCCCTCTCCTAAAATCGGTGTCATCCCGCATATGCGACGTGCGGGCCGAACAGTTAGGAGAAGAATTATGGATTGGATCAGTTATGGTTTGGAAGGCTTGACCGCGTTGTTTACCGGAGGAGCTATGGCTTGGAACTTCGCATATCGAAGTAGGCCGAAGTGGCAGCCCTATGTGGTCGAATGCGGATACGGAAATCCTCCGTGCCTTCTGGTCAAGATCGTCAATGTGGGCAACGGAGCCGCCACCGACGTGCATGCAACGGCCACCCACAGTCCCGAAACCCCTTATGGATCACGGCGGAAAGGCTTCAACTCTCTTGTCGCCACTGGCGGCTGCGTGTACGCGCGAATCAAGGTGAAGGAATCGGAGACCGAGGAAAATGGCCATAAGTACCTGCATTACACACCTCCCGAAGGCGCTTCGGTGACGATCACCTGGCGGCAGCAGCCGTTCATCGGCCACGGGAAAACAAAGACCTGGCCCTTGTCCAAAATTCCCCACGATTTCTCGCAAGGGGACTAAGTTCGATCTGCGTCTGGGCTGAACGAATCGCACAGAGAATGTCATGAAGCACCTTGACCACGGTCAGAAGTTTCAAGAGAATCGCGCAAAGCAACACGACCACGCACAGCAGCTGACCCGATAGGCACGCGAATTGACTGACGCTCATCACGCACCCGCTTCCAACGTCGGCTGAGCGCGACCCCAGTACCGGTCGATGAAATAGCGCTGCCCCTTGCCCGTGACCTTCGGAGTGCGGCTGACCGTGGTGTGCCCATCCGCATGGGTGACGGTGGTCTCCTTGATGCGGAACAGGCCGAGGTCCATCGCACGCTGTGTCGGCACGTTGCGATTCGAACCGGACTTGCCGAGATACCCGTCAGCCTGCAGAAGACGGAACAGTCTGTTCTGGCCGATGTCCATCCCGTTCTGCCGGAGCATCTTCGCCAACTCGCCGACCAGGCACGTGCCGTCGGACGCGGCTACGGCGTCCGCGAACCGCGCTTTCGGCTCCAGTTCCACGATGCGCGTCTGCTGTTCGGCGATCTGCTGGTTCTTTTGTTTGATGGTCTTCTGCGCGACGAGCACGGCCCTGGCCATGATGTCCTCATCAGAATCCGACTCGGACGTCGGGATGTAGCCGCCGGTTTTGCGGATCTGCGGCAGCACCTCATGCGTCACCCAACGCTGGAACTCCTTCGCCTCCGGCTTCCGCGAACGCATGATGAGCTTGTACAGGCCTGGCTCAGAGATGATGAGAGGCGCACGACCACCACTCTGAGCAACTTCAGAATTTCTGAAGTTGGTCTTCTCATCGTCATCAAGAGGGCGAAGAGCTTCTGTGATGTTGTTCAGTTCGAGGATGTCGCATACGTCCTTGGCGACGAACCAAGGCTCCCCTGCCTCATCGGTCAAGGTGCGCAATAATGCACCCTTGAAATCGAATCGTTGGATTTCGTTGTTCATGTGATTCTCCTTAGAATCGTTTTCATGATTGATTGGTTTTCACAGCACGGCATCGAATTCGCCGCATTCGTTCTCACGCTGGTCGTGACGGTCGTTGGATGGGTCGTCGAACACAAGAGTTCGAAAGAACGGAACAAGGACCGTGAGGAAGACATCAAACTGTTGCGAGAACAGCTCGAAGCGTCGAATGCCACGGTTTCAACGCTTCGCGATCAGGTGCGTGCCCTTGAGTCGCAGGCTGACGCCCTGCAACGCCAAGCGACCATCCAGGAAGATGAGGCGTCCGTTCCGGAATGGGGGATTCGCCAGGTGCAGAACCTCAGACATTCCGTCGCGAACAACAATCCTTTCGACGCCAAGGATGTGAGGGTCGAGCTTTCGAATGGCAAGGAATACGAGCTCGGCGACATCTCGCGCGGCTCCGAATCAAGCTTCCTGTTCCTCGAACGAGGTCTGGAAGTCAGCACCAACGATGACGTACGCATCACCTGGGCTCTTCCCGACGATCTATCCCATCGTTTCTTCGTGATGAAACCGGTCCCTCCGTACCACCGGTCGTGATGCCGAGGATATGGCCGAGCTGATTGCCATCAATCTGCCGCATCTTCGTATACCTGACCACAGTGGAATCGTTTCCCCGCGAATACCACACACGTATCGGGTTCTCATCAAGACGCGCCATCTCCTGAGAATCCTCTCCGATTAGCTCACAGAGCGCGCGAAACTGCCCTTCCGTCAATGCGAAGATATTGATTTCGGCAGTCCTCATTGGTTCCCTTTTCATTTGGATATTCCTTTCGATTCATGCGTCGGCGAGCGCCGACAGCTCACGGATTTTTTCGGCAATGAGCTCCAGTGGGTCGATTTGGCTTTCCGACGCGGATGCGAACCACATGCTCAGCGTCATGTCCTCTGCATCAAGAGCGCGGCTGACAGTTGTCCGATTTCGGTTGCATCGAGCGGCAATGTCAGTCATCTGCGTTTTGCTAATCAGAACGTCGTTCCTTGTCTGACGGACAACTTCTTTTGCGAGCTTGGTGCAATCGACTTTCTTGTCAATCGTCATTGTTTTTCACCTCCATCTGTAAGCACCTGCTTACTTGATGAGACCGATGTTAGCTCGTGCTTACAACTTACGCAAGTGCGGCGTGTCAACATGTGCTAACGTTGTGCACATGGCTACGAAGTACGAATGGACGGCGTTTGATTACGCCTCCCAGCAAGCAGCAGCGAAGATCATTGCTGATTCTGGATATTCATATCGAACAATTTCCGACATGATGAACAATGCCGTGAGTCATGTCAGAATCAGTGACATTGAAAAGGGCAGAAAGGCACCAATCAAGCTCTCAGAGTTTTTACTGCTCTGCCAGGCCTGCGAGGTGGACCCAGTCACCACACTGCATGAGATCATCGTCGCCGCCCGCGCCTACGAATCCCGCGAGCGCGAATCCCGAATCACCGATGATCTCATCGACCGTATCGCCGCGCACCCCGAAGACTATGACGTGGCCGCCAACAGGGATCCGAACGCACGCCTCGAAGCCGAGACGCCTGATGAGTGAGAGGAGCAGACATGTCAAGGAAGAATAGGAAGCCGAGGTTCACTCTTTCGCAGGAGGAGGCCGAGCGGCTTATCGCGGCCGTCAAGAACGCCGTGGAGGATGTGTTTCGAATGCCGGCGGCCGGCGAGCATAACGCGGAATTCCACGTGAGAGCCGATGACGGGGAGAAATTCACCATCGCCGTCTTCCAAGGAACCAAGAACGCGGCCAGGCATCAGATATCAGCCCGCATCACGAAACTGGGAATTCCGCTTATGTGTCAACAGCGGAACGCACAACAATCCCGACGGCACACGAATATCGGGTACTCACTGGCATGTGTACAGGGAGGGAGACGATGATTTGGTGGCGTATCCGGCCGATCTGGCGTCCGATGGATTCGTGGACGCTACCATAGCCTTATTGGATAAGTTCAACGTGATCAAGAGACCAGTCTTCCAGGAGAGCCTGATATGAACAGCATCGAGAGCATCAAGCCCGACGAGCTCATCGAGGAGTACGGTGAATGGCTCAAGCGCGAGTCCTCGGCCAAGGACCTCGGAGAGTGGAAGGAGATAACGCTCCCGATGTTCGACCACTCCAACGATGACCTGATCTTCTATGCCAAGACCGCCGGCGATCGCATCATGTTCACCGACGACGGGTACACACTCGAATCGTTCCGACAGAACGGCGTCACAATCACAGAGGCGAGGCGCGAGCGCATGGAACGCATCGCCCGCAAATACGGTGCAGGCATCAAGAACGACGAAATAGTGCTCGAATCGGATGGAAGACGCGGCGATGCCATGAACCGTTACGCGCAGGCCCTCATCGGCGTCGGGTCCATGATGGAGGCCGCGCAGCGGAGGGTTGCGGAATACTTCGCGGATGACGTGGCCACCGTGCTGGATGGATGTAACGTGTTCTATACGGCAAGCGTCGGCATCCGCGGGGTGTCGCGATACGAACACAGCTTCGACTTCATCTTCCAGCGCAGCGCGAACCATCCGACGAGGTTCTGCCAGGCTCCGAACAAGTTCGACAAGGACGCCGTAAGGAACATCATGTGGGGTTGGGAGGACACGCGCAAGGCCAAGGAACGCGCCGACGCGAAGCTCGTGGTCATCGGAGACGACCGCGAAGGCCCGCTGCAGGACGGGGCGTCCGAAGCGTTCGCGAACTGCGGAGTAAGCGTGATCCCGTATTCGCAGCTGGCAAAGAGGGCTCCGCAGGAGCTGGCCGCGTAGGAAATGGGGACAGTGAGAGCAATCGGCATCGAATGCCTGCATTCACAGGCCGGAGAGATGGGGCTGGCCGTCGAATCGACGGACCTCCCACGCGACATATGGTGAAGACCGCCAAGCAGTGAACGGCAATCCAGCCAAAAACCATTGGAAACATTAGCAATAGACCATTTTGCCGACGTCAGGAAAATGGTTGGGAAAGGATGAATATGGACAAGGAAACCATTGCCCGATACGCCGCGTCCTTGGATACGCTCCTCAATAAGGATGAGAATGGCGTGGAATTCTGGCATGCAAGAGAACTGATGAAGTATATGGGCTATACGAAATGGGAGAACTTCGCAAAAGTAATACAGCGCGCCCAATCGGCATGCCAGAACGCCGGGCAGCCGGTCGAAGCGCATTTTCGCGACGCCAAACGGGACGTCGAGCTTGGCAGCGGCGCCATCCGTTCCATCGATGACGTGAAGCTGACCCGCTACGCCTGCTATCTGGTGGCCCAGAACGGCGATCCACGCAAAGAGGAGGTCGCGCTGCTGCAAAGCTATTTCGCCGTGCAGACACGTACCGCGGAGCTTCTGGAGCAGCGCATGGGCGAGATCCTGCGCATCGCGGGAAGGCACGCGTTGACCGCCGAGGAGAAGCAGCTCAGCTCGCTCGCATACAAGCGCGGGGTCGGAGAGAAGGACTTCGGCGTGATCCGTTCACGCGGCGATCAGGCGCTGTTCGGCATGAGCACGACGGAAATGAAATTCAAGCTCGATGTGCCGAAGAGCCGTCCGCTGGCCGATGTGCTCCATCCGATCGCCGTGACGGCGAAGCAGCTCGCCACGCAGATGACGAACTACGGGATCCAGGAACGTGACCTGCACGGGACTCCGGCGATCACGCGGGAGCATGTGGACAACAACAAGGCCGTGCGAAAGAGCCTGTTCAGCCGTGGCATCGCGCCGGAGGACCTTCCGGCGATGGAGGATATCAAGAAGGTCGAGCGCAGGGCGAAGCGCGACGAGAAGCGCATCGAGGGAACCGGCTTCAGAAACGAGGATGCCGAAGCAGGTGAATGACAGCATCCTGACATCCCGGTCGGAAACATTGGGAGTCCGGATCGAGGAACGCCGGTTGGCCGGAGACAGGTGCGGGATCTACTACGATCCGCTCCGTCTCATCATCATCGACGAACGGCTGGCCGGATTCCAGCGCCGCTGCACATTGTGCCACGAGCTCATACACGCCAGACACCACGACCCCGGATGCGGCAGCCAATACGGAATCAAATGCGAGCGCCGGTGTCGCAGGGAGACGGCGCGGGCGTTGATCAGTCCGGTGGATTACGGCATGGCTGAGACGGTGTATGAGGGCAATGCGTGGATGATGGCAGTGGAATTGGGTGTCACCATCCAGGTGTTGGAGGATTACCGTCAGCTGCTTTACGATTCCGGCGTGTGCGTGCAGTAGAGAAAGGCCCCGGCGTCCGCATGGCCGCGAGCGCCGGTGGCTAGATTCTAAACGTCTAGCAAGTCTGCTTGCATTAAGCTTTATCCCTATAGTTTCAACGTCTTTTCGTTATTGTTTTCAGATTCTAAACGTTTTTATAGTTTAGATTCTAAACATGTGTTATAGTCATAAGTATGAACGATTCCGACTATAATCCTCGTAAACGGCACGTGGTCTTCCAGAAGCTGAACATCACCCCATCCTCAATGCCGATCATCTCGCTCATCGCGTCCATCAAGAACGTCAGGGCAAACGGTCTCGACCTGTCACCCGACTACCAGCGAGGATACATCTGGTCGAACGAATACAAGGATCAGCTCATCCTCAGCATCATACTGAACTACCCAATCGGCAACATCGTCATCAACAACCTCGACCAGCCGAACCAACGCAACGCCAGACAGGAATTAGTTGACGGCAAGCAGCGCCTCACCACCATCTTCCGCTTCATGGAGGTAGGCAACGTCGGGCAATGGCTCGACAGCTACGATGACTGGTTCCAGCTCAGCAAAAAGACCTCGGACCAGGCCAAGGAAATCATCAACCGCATCGTCGGAGACTCCGACCCCGACGGGCTCGCCCGCATGCGCAGGGCGAAGCGTCTGGCGTTCTCCGACCTGCCGAGCAGCATCCAGATGAACTTCAACACGTACAACATCCCCGTGTACACGATGCAGGCCGCGGACCCTGCGCAGATCCGCAACTATTTCAAGGTTCTGCAGAACCAGGAGAAGCTGCGCGCCGGGGAGATCATCAACGCGCTTCCCGACAACCCGATGAGCATGTACTTCGACCGGATACCGGCAGAGGCGTTTCTCACAAGGACGGGATGCTCGAACTTCAAACGCGCGGAACTGGAGAAAGTCTACTATTCCGTTCTCGGAACATGGTTCGATAAAATCCAGATCAACGCCAGCGACAAAACCGTGATCTCCTTCGTGGAGAACATGCCGGAGCTCACCGAAGCTCAGATCGAGCATATCAACAACCTGAACTCCGGCATCATCGCGATCTCCCGGTTGCCAGGCGCGGTACAGAAGATTCGGTCGTCCAAGCGTATGCTCAAACTCGTATTCGGATTGGCACTGCACTCCCCCGACTACTTCTCCACGCCGGACGCGTTCTCCAGACTGCAATCCGTCTGCGAGTTGTCATCGAAGCTTGCCGCGTTCAACACCAGCGACTCCGACCAAGTGGCATTCTCTAAATATTTTGGAGACGAATACACTTTGGACAAGGAGAACTTCGAGAAACGGAAGGCATGCGTGTATCGAGCGCTATTCTGGAGCACGTCGCGCGTCTCCTCACGCACCGCATACGTAGACGCGATGGAAATCCTACGACGCATGT